ATCGCGGAGGTGTCGTAGATCATCAGATCGCCGAGCACATCGTTCCCGTCCGCCCTTCCCTCGCCGAGGCAAGCGCCGCAGGTATGGAGCTTGGCGTTCTTGGAGGTCACCAGCCCGGGATGGCCGATGGTGATCGGCTTGCCCTTGTAGCTGGCCAGAGAGTCGGCGTGGAACACCTCCTCCGGCGGCCGGTATTCGCGGCGGATGGAGCCATTGGGCTGGCGGTATTCGAAGATGCCCGTGCGCGTCAGGACTGCCGTGTCCTGCACGAAGCCCTCGGCCGTGCGAGTGGCTCGCAGCGGCATGCGGTCGAACCGCTGAACTGTTGGCATGGTTGATTCCTCAGTGAACGATCAGGGCGTTCAGGTCGTCCAGATCAGGCAGGACAGCCTCGGCGCTGCACCGGCACCGGATTGGCTGTCCGGGATGCCCGTCATCCGGCGGCGTGTCCCATCGGTAGGTCCTGCCCTCGCGGGCGACGTGCTCGGAGCGCTCGCGTCCGTCGCCCCAGCGGTACTCCTCGACGCCGATGCCCTGCTGCCGAGCCTGGGTGATGTCCCCGTTCAACTTGCCGATCTGGTCCCGCGCTATCAGCTCAGCGCGACCTTTCGTGACCTCGCCGGTCTTTCTCACCAGCGCGGCCACGTCGCGAAGACTCCTTCCGGATTGCACCGCCGCAGTCACCTGGCCGCGCAACTGATCGACGTACCTCGTCGGCAGCGACTTGATCAGCTCCAGGTTCTCGGCCTCCCAGACGCTCAGCATGCCCCGCAGCTCGGGATCGGCGGTCAGCACATTCACGCCGTAGGCAGAACGCAGGACACCGTGGAACTGCTGCTTGTTGAAGCTGATCGTCCGCCGGGCAAACTCACTGATCAGCGGGCCGAGCACCTGATCCTGCACGGGCGAAAGGCCGGTGCCGGCTCGGAGCGCCTCCACCAGACCGTCATACCAGCCAAGGTCGATCGATGGATCAGCGGCGTCGGCCCGATAACCCAGCGCGCGAAGCACTGCAGGCTCGATGGCCTGCACGGCCTCGTCGGCGATCGCCACCAGGCGGCGGCTGTAGTCGCGCTCGACGCCGGCCGGGTACAGCCAGCGCCGCGCTTTGCCGGGCTTCTTCTTCATGTCTGCGCTGCGTAGGTCTTGGCCGTGCCGGGCGTGGTGTCATCGGGATCGAGGCCAAAGAGGCCGCGCTGCTTCACGTACTCACGAGCCTCGTCTTCAGAGACCGCGCTGGTCCCCGTGATGGCGACAACCGCATCCGCCTCGATCTTGAGGGTTTCGGCCTTGGTCTTGCCGATGTCGGCCAGCTCCTTCTGCGTGAGCTGCTTCAGCGGCGACCACACGACAGTCCAGTTGTTCGGCGCCTTGCCGGCCATCGTGTTCTGAGCGCAGATCAAGGAGATGATCCGCTCCAGGGCAGGCTGCATGCGCAGGCTGCGCAGCTGCTCGACCAGGTTGTAGTAGCCCTCGAAGTCGGCGTCACCGGTGGCGTTCTGGCCTCCGGGCGAGCGCCCGAACAGCAGCGTCACGGGGATGCCGGACTCGGCCGACAACGCGATCTGCATCTCCTGCAGGATCTGGTTGACCCCGCCGACGCTGGTATCGCGGATGTCGTAGTCGTCATCGGCATCAACGGCGACGCTGTTTCGAACACCGCGCGCCTGATCGACCATCGTCAGGCGCTTCTGGATCATTTCCTCCTGCTGCGCCTGGATGGCCTGGGCCATCCCCTTCATCTTGTGCACGGCCTGCTGCTTGCGCCGCAGGATCTCGCGCGCCAAGCCGACGCTATCGATGTAGTCGCGAATCCGCCGGAAAGCGCGGGCTGCGGCGGCACGGCCGCGCCACGGAATGCTGTCCTGCTTCATGGACGCCGGCATCGGATCGCCCGGCACCTCCACCAAGCGGGACTCGTGCACCAGCACCTGCGTACCTGCGCCGCGTACCGACAGGCGGTACAGCTCCGGCTGGCCGTAGTTGATCTCGTTCGGGTTGTTGTACGACCGATCAACCGAAAGGTCATCGATGACGTAGACGCGCAGCTCGTGAATGGTGTCCAGGCGATCGATATTCATCGGATCGCGCAGGAGCCCGCCGTCGGCCACGATCAGCAGCAGGCACCCACCCCCGCGAAGGCGGGCCCATCGTGCTGCATCCGCCAGCAACGGCAGCACCTTGAGGCGCTCGATCTCGGCGAGGATGACCCCGTCGGTGTCGCCGGTGATGGTGATCCCACCCTTGACGGCGTTGTCCGCCGGCAGATCGACAACCCGCGCGGGCAGGCCGCCCTCGGCATACATGGCCGCGTCGCTCTGGCCGATCGCGCTGGTGAGGGCCGCGATGCCGCCTGCGCCAAGCACGGCGTCCATGTAGCCGTCCTGGTGAAAGGTCGGTGTGGTCATTGAGCCTGTGCCATGAAGAGGGCCAGTGAGTCGTCCAGGGAGTTGAAGGCGCGCGAGCACCCATCAACCTGGTCGTCGTAGTGGCCGTTGGGAAACATCTTGAATTCGTTGAGCAGCGCCTCGTTCCATGGCGCCCGGAGCATCTTCACGTTGCCGGCGTTGACCTGGGCGGCGAAGCCGGCCGCACGTGTAGCCTTGTCCCCGCTCTCAAGCGAGAAGGTGGCCGGCACGCCGTATAGCTTGCGGCTCAGGTGCATGACCTGCGCCTTGCCCGCCTGTCCGGGGTCCTGCGGGATCGACTGGAGGACCATATCGGCCTTGCCGGTGTTCCCGATCGCCGTCTCCACTTCGTCCGGGCCCATCCGCTCGCGCAGGACGTCCGCGATGTAGATGACGCCGTCCTGACTGCGGCCCAGCTTGGCGCCTACGGTCCAGTCACCACGCTTCATCTTCGCCTCGGTTCCAGCCAAGTCCCACCCGCGCACGAACTGCAGGCCGGCGGGAAGCGCATCCACCGTCTCGATCTTGGCGGTCTTGATGATCCCTCCGTCGCCCGGAGATGGCTGCTGCTGGTACTGCCCCGAGAAGACGTAGGGCATCGACTCGCGCATGCGATTGAGGTCAGCGGCAGTGTGCTTTTCAGGCCACAGGGCCTCGCCGTCCTCCGACAGCGCCTCGAAGCAGACGTGCTCCCACACCTCACCATTGCCACCGGGTCGCGGCTCTTCGCCGGGCTTGCGGCCCAGCAGCCATCCGGCCAGATCCCGCTCGTGCAGGCGCTGCATGATCACGATGATCGGCGTGTCCGCGCTGTTCACGCGGGACTGCAGCGTGTTGTTGAACCAGTCCAGCACGCCCTGGCGGACCGTGTCGCTGTCGGCTTCGCCCGGCTTGTGCGGGTCATCGATGATGATCGCCCCACCGAAGCCGGGCCGAGCCTTGCCCGCGCCAAAGCCGGTCACAGTCCCCTCGGCACCGGTGGCATAGACCACCCCGCCCTTGGTTGTCCGCCAGTCGCCCTTGGCGCTGCTGTCCTTGCGCAGCTCGACCTCGGGGAAGATCTCCCCGTAGACCTCGTGCTGGACCAGCTCCCGGGTGTTGGCGCTGTTGTTCAGGGCCAGCGGCGCGGCGTAGCTGATGTGGATGAACTCGGAGTCCGGCACCTTGCCCAGGCACCAGGACATCCAGTTCACGACCGCCAGCTCGGTCTTTGAATACCGCGGCGGCAGGTTGATCACCAGGCGCTTGCACTCGCCCCGATAGACCCGGTCCAACGCCGCGCACAATGGCGCGTGGTGCTTGGCCCGCATCCACTGGAAGCCCTTCTTCCGCAGGAACGTGTAGCGGCTGTAGAAGTAGAAGTCCTCCCGCGCCAGCTCGGCCGCAACCAGCTTTTGCTGAGCGGTCAGCTCGCCCACTTCACACCTCCTGCAGCAGCTTCTTCGCCTCCTCTCGGAAGTGGCCGGGGGTCATGTGGGCGCCCTGGATCGGCCCGCCGTTCGGGCCGCTGTGTTCGACTTGCTGGCGGTTCGTGTAACCCCCGCCGGCATCCTTGGCCGCCTGCTCGATGAGCTGGGCTGCCCATGCCATGTTCTTCATCCCTTCGGCCTTGTTGGCCATGCGGTTCAACGCGCGCAGCCGGACGGCTCGGTTCGCGATGGGAATCTCCGCCGTCTCGGCCTTGAAGCGCTCCCGGGTGGTGTTGAACAGCTCGACCCAGCGCTGCGCCAGCTTCCGCCCTGCGTGCTTGGTAGGGTCGTGCGATTCCACCGTCTGGCGGCTCACCGCCTGACCGAACTCAGTCTTGACCGCCTCCACCACCGTGCTGGGCGTGTCGAAGCACGCCAACTGCTGGACGATGAAGGTCTTAACCTGGGCGTC